AGAGGCAGAAGTTCCAGCAGAAGCAAGACCAAGAGCAGTTGTGCATTCAGAATCTTCTGATTTAGAAGATGTAGAAGATGTATTAGTTGAACCTGATGCAGATATTGATTTTAGTCCTGATTTAGATTTAGATGAGGGTGACTTAGAAAGTACAGATTCCAGTAATGGTGATAACATGAGCGAAGAATATTTAGATGCAAATGAAAATGAAGAAGAATTGGATGACATTGAAGCATCTGATTCTGAAGAAGAATTGAAGAGTAAAAAGGATATAATGGGTGACCCTGTAGAAGCAGGAGAAGCCGGAGAAATCATTTTTGAAGGAACTGCAAAGAATAAGCATGACCAAATTAGTGTTGTTGGTAAATCCATTTGGAATGGAGATACTAACGGTTTAGACCTTTCAGCAGAAAACCTTGAAAAGGCTTATGCTGAGTTTAAGGCAGAACAAATGGAAAAGATGGCTTATGAGGATATTAAGCATTCTTTTGAATCAAGATTTAGTAGTGAAGTTTCTGTAAAGAAAGATGCAATTGCTAAGGCAAGGTATGACCCAAGAGTAGAGGTTAATGAATTAAAGAAGCAATTTGGTGATTTGTTAGATACTCTTAAGGATGATGCTGAAATGACAATTACAAAGCAACAAAAGGCTGTTGATGCAGTACAAGCAAATATTCCAACATACGATGAAATTGCCAAAATGGATTGGAATGAAATTCATTTGACAATGCAGAATTTGGAGGAAAAAAGCGGGTATTAAAACCTGTTTTAAGGATGGAAAAAAAGGTGAATTAAAATGGTTAAATATATTAATACAATTAAAGACTTAGAAGCGGCTACTTATGGTAGCGTTGGAAATAACTCTCTTTTAAAGAGTGGTGGAATGGTTGCGACTTTACATAGTGGTCACGATGGATATAATACATTAGGCGGTGGTGGTTCTGCTGCTGGTCAAAATCTATCTTCGCTATATAATGTAATTTATGGTCAAAAAGTTTGGTCAATGCTAAATCAAGAAATTAACCCATTAAGTGTCTTGCCAAAAAGACCTTATACAAGTAGTGGTTGGAGAGTAATGACAAAGCGACCTATTGGTGGTTCTGGTGCTGCTTTTGGAATTGGAACAACAAATTGGGCGGCTGCAAATGCTATGGATGCTCCTAATGCTGATGAATTGGGTGGTGTTGATGAAAACCACGCTTTATCTGCTACTGGATTACAGCCTATTGCTCCTGAATACACAACTTTGTTTATGAGTCCAAAGACAATTGCACATCAATTTGATTATTCAGAACTTGCTGCTGAAATGGCTAAAATTGATGATGGTGTTGGTGACCTTCGTTCTCTAATTAGAGAGGATATGGGTAAAATCCACGCAGAAGTTCAATCAGTAATGGCAGTATTACCCCTTGAAAATTGGGATAATGCTAGTTATGCTGCAATTGAGCGTAATTATACTTCATTGATGAAGGTTGTTACTAATAATGCAGAATTAGAGGCTATGGCAACAGCAAATACTATTGCTTCTAATGGTAGTGGAACATTTAATAATCAAATTGACGCAATTTATGGTGATTCAACAAGTCGTGCGGCTGGAACAAGTTTTATGGATTCAGTCGTTGATTATGGTTCAGGATATGCAGCGGCTAATGTTAGAGGTTTAACTACAACAACAATGAATAGTCTTATTCAAAGCCTACGACTAAATGGTGGAACACCTAATGTTATTTTGACTGGTTATGATACAATTCAAACAATTGCTGACTTACTACAAAGCCAAGAAAGATTCCTTGAGCGAAAAGAGGTTATTCCTTCGCATAATGGAGTTAGAGGTGTAAAAGGTCGTGAAGTTGGATTTAGAGTTGCAACATACTTTGATATTCCAATGATTCCTTGTAAGGATATGCCACAAACAGGACAAGGTACTACTAAAGTTAGTGATATGCTATTCTTAGATACAGACCATCTATGGTTGGCAGTTATGAAACCAACACAATACTTTGAAGATGGTATTAATCATGGTAATCCATTTGGTGTTAATATGTTGGGTAATCGTGGATTGTTCAGAACAATGGGTGAAGTCGGTTGTACTTTCTTTAAGGGACAAGGCAAAATAACAAATGTACAGTAAGGTTTTTGGAGTTAAGGAGATTTTAAAATGACACAACAATTTATAACACTAATTGCAGACCACAAAGGGGTAACTTCCCCAAGAGTAATGGGAGATGAATATTTCGTTGACTGTTTCGTTAAAATGACTGTATATCACGATGCAGATGTAATTAACGCTTCTGATGTTGGATTAAGTTCAATTACCGCCGCTACAATTACAGGAACAACCGGTGGTGTTTCTGATGGTAGTATGGCTAGTGGTGCTTACATTCAAGTACCTACCGCTAATATTGCTACTGGTCTTTATACAAGTACTAGTAGTATCAAAATAGCATTATATGATAATGATGGTGCTTGTGGTTTGTTAAGTAATGCAACTAACATGGATGATATGACATTTAGGCTTCGTATTTGGGGCCATATGTGAACAGGTGATTAATTGGCTAAATTAACATTAATAGCAGAAGTACCTAATGGTGCTTATTTGCTTAAAGGTTACGGTCAGGATTCAGATAAATTAATTAAAACTGATGAAACAGTTGAATGTTTAGCATCAAGAGCAATACAATTTATTGGATGCACAGATTTTACTGTTGAATTAAATAATGATGAATTAAAAGAGATAGATGATAAAACTTTAGAACCTTTGGTTGAACTTGGTCAGTTTTCTAGTGTTAATTCTCTTAGAGAACATTATGCTCCTGTAAAACAATCAATGGTTTCAAAGGTTTTATCTAAAACAACAGTTAAAACTGAAGAACTACCTGTTAAAGAAACATTAGAAGAAACTTCAGATAAGGCAGTTTTAGCCGATACTTCTGAATGATTCCGTTATGTTTATAGGGGGTCGCCCCCTCATAATCAGTATGGGTAATACCATGAACGAAAGTAGGTGTGAAAAATGGGATTAGGCGGTTGTAGAAGTAGTGGTGATTTAACTAGTAGTGCGTTAGTATTTACTGGAAGATGTAAATTGGTTAGTATTCATGGTACTAATTTACACGCAACAGATACTAGTACAGTAATAATTTATGATAATACTGCGGCTAGTGGTAAAATAGTAGGATATTTTGTTTTACCCGGTTTAAGAGGTGCTGGTGCTGATGGAAGTGCTGCTGCTACATTTTCTCCAACAGCACATTCAATGGAATTTGATATGCATGGTGTAATTTGTACTAAAGGGTTATATTATTCAGCATCAGCAGGAACACCCCATGTAACAATAGAATACTCTTGAGTGATTTAAATGGCAGCAATTAATAAAGATACTAGATTAGTAATGACCATCCTTTTTGTAGGGTGTTGTAGTGGATTAAATGTATATTTTTATGCAGAATATGGTAAAGACTTACCTTGGACTCATTTTTCTCATGCAATTTTATTCTCATTAATGACCGTTGGTGGAATAATGGGTATTAAAGCCTTTATGGATTTGGTAATGAATGAGAGAATGGAATTGTATTTATTAGATAGAAAAATTAAATTTTATTGGGAAAAACAACAACGGGATGAACAACAAAAACAGCGTATTATGGAAAGTATGCGGCAATATAAGATGCCATTATATGTTCAAGGTAATGATGAATTACCTCCAGAATTTTTAGAACAATTACAATAGGTGATTAATTGGGGTGGTTTCCGAATATGTTAAGTGCGAATGAAAGCACTATTACTTATGATATGACTAGAGCGCATTCAGCAGATATTTGGTTTTTAAAACTTAGGGCTTGGACATGGGGAATTACTGCTTCTGTTGCTGCATTATGTATTGGTAATATAGCAGGTGTTTTTGGTATAAATATTTTTGGAATGTTATTTGAATTAATTAGCGAAATTTTATGGTGATTTCATGTGTCGTTTCTTGCTGGATTTGCAGTATTCTTTGCAGAAATAGGATTAGCAGTTTATAATAGGGTTCATGCTTATCAATTTGGGGTATATGGAGCAGGTGAAGTTGGAAAAACAACATTACATAGGCAATTAAGAACTAGAGGGGAAGTACCTGAAATTAAAAAAAGAACACAGGGTATTGAAAAACCAACTAGAAAAATAATTAAAATGGATGGGGATTTAAAAACATTAAAAGCATCTGATATTGGTGGTCAAAGTCAATATTGGAATTTATGGAAACAGGATATTAGAAAAAGAAAAGTTGAATATATTATTTTTATGATTGATGATAGGCATTTAAGTGAAAAATTTAATCTTGATAATCAATTAGCATGGCAATACTTAATAGATTTAATTACAGATACTCATTGGCGAGATAATAAAAGAACAAAGAAAAAGAAAATGAGTGAATATCCAAAAGCAATAGGAATATGGGCAAATAAGTTTGATTTATGGGGGAAAAAATATGATTATGAATCTATCAACGACCATCCAATCTTTGAACCGTTCAGGCTCGGTGTTCAACAATTAAATGAAATAGGTATTCCGGTACATAAATATATTATAAGTGCTAAATCAGACCCTGAAATGGTATATCGTGGTGTAATGACAATGATTAAGGATTATTAGGTGATTAATAATGATTCAAGGTTTTAATCCAGGTTTAATTGGTAATCCAGCAGGGATTAATCCATTTTCTTCTCATAAAGTATCTTCAAGAGCAGCAGGGCCTGTAATTGGGTATGAATATAAAGAATTAAAACCTAAGAAACAAATGAAAGAAATTCGTAAGGTTCTTTTACCAGAAAAGAAAAGGTTTTTATTTATTAGATTTGGATTTAAATTTAATTTACGCCATCGTTGCGTAGTATGTGGTTCTCAACAAGAGTGGGAATTATCAGACCCAATGCGACCACCTTTACCATTATCTAATGTAAATAAAGGCAGACCATTACAAGGAACTTATTGTCCTAAACATTCAGGATTTTTTAAACAAATGGAAATGTTAGAACAGCAAATTTTAGCAGAACAACATGGATTAGAATTTCGTTCTTTTATACCAAAACCAAAAATACCATCTTTAAGAAGAGGCCCATTATCATCATTAAATCAATCTGATATAACATCATTAATTGCTATGGGGTGGGTTGTGCAACCACCACAAGGTACAAAAGAAT